TCATCATCAACTGTGCTCTATTCTGCATGATTTCTGCATCCTTGAGCTCGGTAAAGTAGTTATCACGAGCAAAATCATACTTGACTTCATTAACTATCTGCTGCCATTCCTCAATAGACATGATGCCCTTGAGGACCAACTGCTTCTCGAGAACTTGATTGAATAGAGCTGAAAACCTACCACGTATTCTAGTGATAAACTTGTAGAACTTTAGTTCATCTCTAGTGACTTCGGTAGCTCTACCGATTGAGAATAGCGCATCGGAATTCAGTCTATTTACAGGAACATTCAACGTCTGATAAAGCTTTTTCTGAAAGTATAAGACATCGTCCATTTCACCAAGAGTCTGACCACCCGGGAGAGTAGTTACTTCAGTTCCACGGCCGCCTTCTCTCCTTGGGAGCCAGTAATCTTCAAGCATGGTCATAAACTTTCTATCGTCTCTGACCTCACCGGTAGAGGCATCATAGATCAATCTATTCTTATGCTTGACCATAATGTCACGTACGTATTGCTCTGCCTTCATCTTAGGTAGATTACCAACATCGATATACCAGATGCGCCTTTCTGGTGCTCTAGCTAGTCGATAGATGATAAGTGAATCTTCAAGAGTTCTGAGCTGATTAAGAGGCTTAATAGCCTTATGAAGATATGAAAGTACCATTGTGCCTTGTGTATCTGTTAGTCCAGATGTTACATGCACAATAGAATCTTTAGCAATCTTCATACCTGCAGTGGATGGACCAACTACTTTATTGCCGTAATTAAAACCCTTATCATTGTATACATAGTATTCATTTTGAGTCTTAGGAATTACTGCTTCGCTGCCATCGGCACCACCTGGGGCTCTTTTCTTGCCAATTTCACGGACCTTTCTGATCTTACGTGGATCAACATATCGTAGCTCTAATAGACCGTCTTGCGGTGAATCTTTGCTTATAATAGCATGATAGTAAAGTCTACCGTCAATGTACCAGCGTCTATAAATTTCGTACCCACGCATGTTGAAGTCAAGAAGTTTTAATACAATATTAAATTCTTCTTGAATGGCTTTCTTTACTCTATTGGGAATATTTACATTATCAAGGTTAATATTTACTATATCTTCCTCGTCAATAGAGATTGATTCATTAATAATCTCGTCTACAGCCATATCTATTTCAGGCTGTAGTGACATCTCTCTATACTTAGTCACCAGTTCGGCTTCGGTCCTTACGGTACCGTCCAAGTCGATGTAAGTGCCGTATGCGCCGCCGGCCGCGACGACTAAGGCTCCGTCATCGGCCTCTTTCGGGGCAAATGACGGAGCCGGATCAAGTTGATCTTGTCTTTTAAACTCAAAACCAAACAATTTCATAATATTTACAGTCTATAATTCAATTGGATTAAAGTTCTACTGGGATCTGTGGATTATTTACTAGCGAATTAGCCTCAGCAATAGGTTCCCACCAATCGTAAGCAAATGTTACACCAAACGTCTGGATAGTATTAGTAGCTTCCCAATCAAGACCCATTTCATCCACATTTACTGGAAAGATGTTAACAAATCTATACGCCTTAATTACAACACCATTCTTTCCAAATTGCTGGACAACTGCTTCACCTTTATAACCTCCAGCAGCAGCGCTTTCATCTTTAACATTATCTGCTCTTCTATTTGAGACAATGGAATTAATTCCATTGTGCCAAGCTTCAAAAGCATTTCGTACTGTATAATCTTCATCATTCATAACGGTTACAGACCAATCTGAAAAAGTACGATCGCCTGCAACCTTTACTGTTCTACCAAAGTAAGGAACTGGTATTGAAGCTATGGATGATGCAGGAATTGAAGAAGCTCTGCAAACAAATCGGAATCGTCCAATTGCTTCGTCGGTCAGACCTGAAACATCAGGGAATGTCATACTAACATCAAAGAGGGTGGGGCGAGCCCCACCAAACTTTAAACCACTGGTTACAAAATCATTGATATTAAAAGCCATCAAAGTGACTCCTTATTTCTCTATTTTCTATTTATTAGAATCTACCAATGACGGTAGAGAATTCCACACCTGTTCTGACAGCCACAAAGTTGAGCTGAATGAAGTTAATCGAGCGAGCCGGCTTGATATAAATATCGCCCCAGAATTCGTTACGGTCAACTCTCTCAGGTGTGTTGTTGGTCGAGTCACAAACAACCAAGAAGTCTGTAATTCCTCTTCTGCCCTTTACTTCTCTGAGGAATGGAGTCACCAGATTCACAAACTGTGACCTTGTAAACTCGTCATTAAACTCAAAGAGTGAGAACTTAGCAGCTTGAGAGATGGACTTTTCTAGTGTGATGAAGAGTCTACGAACATTGATTCGATCAAATGCAGATGACTTCAATGTTGCTGTCTTATCCCCATAGAGAATAGTGCCCTGACCCGGAAATGAAACAACCGGGTTGATAGAATTCTTGTAGAGTAGATCTCTATCAGCCTGTGCTGGGTTAAACCTAAGCTTGATAATATTCTTGATCTGCCCGCGGTTGAAACCAGCAGGTGAGAACCATGAATCGTTTGTATTGTCAGTCCTTGCTGCAAGTCCTGCAATGTCTCCGTTCAATGGCACATAGCGGTACAAGTCATTGTACTTATCATACATGTACTTATAACCTGTATCAAGAACAGCATAACTAGAATCACGCACGCTAGATTTCCAAGTTACAAGAGCTGAAGCTTCATTGCCTGCATTACCCTGTACAATACCATCATCAGGCGAGATGAAGACAACGCAGTCCTTTCTGACATCAGCAATATTGTCAATCAAGTAGTTACCGAGCTGTGTATTAGAAGTTCCACCACGTGGCTTGCCAGCAAGTACCAATGAGATGTCAACCGCTTCTTTGGACTTAAACAAATCATAAGCGCTAGCAAGTGTTGCAACCGGTACTGCAGCTTCACCTAGGCCGTTGTCACCACCAACCAAATCAAGTGTTAGAGGCTTGACATTTGAAGAGCTAGTAATATTAGCAGCAGTATTGGATGCTGCAGCTGCTCTATCATTTGCCCACCAAACATACTTAGAGCCTTGATTGATTGCAGTCTTGTAATATAGTGTAGCACCTTCTGCGGTCTTGGCGTCAGTTCCTCTAGATAGACTCTGGAATATTTCCAGAGGGGAACCAGCAATGCCGCTGAACTTACCGTCTTGGTCAATAACTACAACGTGCAATGTATCTACAGCTGATGTATTGCCACCATATGTAGCTTGCCATGCAGAAATTCCAGGGGCAGCTCCTACAACATCAGAGTATTCCCAACTTCTTGTAATATTAGCTACAGTGGTATTACCATTGGTTGTATTACTTACAATGTAGTTGCTTGAAAGCTTGTTGATATCCGTAAATACTACGTTTACAGAAGCAACAGAGTTTGCAGTAACAGCTGGTGTACCGATAGAACTAATCTTAAGATTCTGAGTACCTATAGTCGAGTTACCAATGGTGATGATGTCACCTACTGATAGCTGAGCTACTACCGTATTTGCATACGTATTTGCCGCAGTATTACCTACCGCAGTTCCGTTATCCGAAGTAAATACAAATGATGCAGTATTGGATCCAATATTAACTGTCAAAGCGCCAATTACTGTATTTGAATCTTGTGTACCGATGATATCAATTGTAGACTGATATGCAGTGACACTATCACAGATACTTACACGAAGTGAATTACCGATATCACCTGGGTACTTTGCAATGTACAGAGATCCGGATGCAAATGATGCCTTTGAATCATAATCATCCCTATTCTTGACTACAAGAGTCTGTAAGTCAACTGCACTTGTATTTGCAACAGCAGAAAGAGTGCCTGTTGTAGAAACACCGGCTCTAGCAACAATGCTAGTGACAATATTATTACCCGATGAAGGAAAACCACCAGTTGAATTAGCTACAAAGATATTATCAGTAGATACAGGCTGATTTGCCTTGAATCCAGTGCCGGCACTTGTAATGGTAAAGCTTACAAATCCACCTGAAGCATTGGTAACAAAAGATGCAGTTGCATTTGTTCCACCTGCAGGTGGAACAAATAAGAGGATATCGGTGTTATTATAACCAGTTGAAGTTGTACCTGTAACTGTTACGGAAGTTACCGTGCTCTGAGCATTTGTTGTATTAGCAGCTCTTGCTACCATCAGCGCATTACCATAACCAAAGAAATTAGCAGCGGTGAGGAAAGTCTCTGCATTGTAGTTTGTAGGGGTGCCGAATGTCTCTACCAACTTTGTTTCGGAGTCAACAAGAACTCTTTCACCTACAGGACCCCAACCGAACAAACCAGCAAAAGCACCAACAGAAGTTGATACCGCTGGAACCGTGGTTGTTAGATCTACCTCGGTAACATTTACACCTGGGCTTAATTGAAATGCCATTTTTATCTCCTTTCAAAGAGGACTATGTAAGTTCTCTTTATTTATTTAGAAAGAGTCCTCAGCGCTCGCCATCCAATTGCTCCCTCTAGGAAGCTCAAGTACTTCATCTACAGGCATGCCATCGTCCATAAATCCAAACGGCAAC